AGCAGCCGAAGATAGAAACGTAACTATCACAGCTACTAAGACATCGTTAACAATAACGATAGGTAGCATAGGTATTACGGCTGATTCTATTGTGGAGGATGCTACAGCAAACCCATTAACACTTGGTTTTGGTACATTGTCCATAACTGGAGAGGCTAATTTAAGCCCTACAGGAAGCCCACTAACCTTGGCTACCGGAACAGTCACAGTCACAGCAGATGCTAATATATCGGCTAGTGCAAACAGATTGACTATGTCTTCCGGTACTGTTACAGTGACTGCTGACGCAAATGTAGATATTACTGGTAGTCAGTTGACGTTGGCTACAAAGGATGCTACGGCGATAACATGGAGTGCAGTGGTTCCAGGTGCGACTATGATCTGGACACCAATAGAACCTTATTAATATGGCATCAAGTTTTTCGACAGATACAAAATTAGAACTTATAGCAACTGGTGAAAAAGCTGGTCTATGGGGCACAATAACAAACACAAACTTACAAATATTAGAACAGTCAGCCACAGGATATTTAAATCAATCTATGGCATCTGGAGATGTTACATTAACTTTAACTAATGGTGCAACTTCTGATGGTAAAAATGCTTTTTACGAATTAACAGGAACCTTGACTGGAAATAGAACTTTGATAATGCCAGCTGGAGCAGAGAGATCTATTATCGTAAAAGACTCTACAACTAGAGGAAGTAGTTCTACACTTTTCTCTTTATCTGTACAAACGGCTAGCGGAACAAGTATTCCTATTCCAATAAATGCAACCGTTGCAGTTGTATCAGATGGCACAAATATGAAACTGGGTTTATTATCAAAAGGTTTTGGAACTGTAGACTCAGCCTCGGTAACAACTTACATAGCAGTAGCTGGCGACCAACTTTTAACAAATACAACAACTGCAGGGATAACAATTACATTACCTAGTTCAGCTGCAACTGGCGATGAACTAGTGATAGTAGATGCTAGAGGAACTTTTAATTCTAATAATTTAACTATAAATAGAAACGGTCACAATATAAACGGGGCTGGAAGTAATTTAGTATTATCAACAAATGGTCAAGCCATAACTTTAGTGTATGTTGATGCAACTCGTGGTTGGGCTTTCAAAACCAATACAGCATAGGAGGATGAATTATGCCTCTTACACGAGTTAACTTCGCACCCGGAATAGATAAACAAAACACAACTGTTGGCGCAGAAGGACGTTGGGTTGATTGTAATAACGTTAGGTTTAGATATCAACTACCAGAAAAAGTAGGTGGTTGGTCCTCTTTAGTTACAGATACTATTGTTGGTGTGGCTAGAAAAATGTTTCCGTTTGTAGATTTAGATGGAAACCGATACGTGGCTATTGGAACAGATAAACTTTTACTATTATATTTTGAGGGTCAGCTTTATGACATTACACCATTAGACACTCAAATAACAAATGCAACTATACAAACATTTTCAGGATCAAGTTTAGTAACAATTACAAGCAGCACTGCACATGGTTTAGAACCTGGTGACATTGTCTTTTTAGATGATACAACACTACCAGGTAGTAGTGGTTATTCTACATCTGATTTTGACGGTAAAAAATTTCAAGTTACAAACGTTTTAAACGCTACACAATTTCAAGTAACAGCAACAACTTCAGGCACACCAGCGAATGCTGGTCCTGGTGGCAGTATAGATATTGCACCATACGTAAGAATAGGTCCAGCTGCACAATCTTATGGTTATGGTTGGGGTATATCAGAATGGCAAGGATCTGTTGCTGGTGCTGCAACATCAACTTTAAATGGTGCATTATTAAATGATACAAATGGTACAGGTGGATCTGGAACAAATATTACATTAGCTTCAACAACAAACTTTACCTCTGCAGGTAGAATTTTAGTAGAGAGTGAATTAATATCTTACGCATCTATTGCAGGTGCTAACTTACAATCTATTGTAAGAGAGGTAAATGGAACGAGCAAAGCTGCTCACTCAGATGGTACAGCTGTAACAGATGCTACAAACTTTTCTGATTGGGGTGAAGCAACAGTTGCATCGACAGTACAACTAGAACCAGGACTTTGGTCACTAGATAATTTTGGACAAGTATTAGTAGCAACGATTGCTAATGGTAAAACATTTACTTGGGATGCAGGAGGCACATTACCTTTAACAACAAGAGCCGCGACAACCACTTCTGGTTTTGCAACAGGAAGTAATCCAACTGCAACAAGAGCTAGTTTGATATCACCAACAACAAGACACTTAATTCATCTTGGGACAGAAACAACAATAGGTGATCCCACAACGCAAGACGATATGTTTATAAGATTTTCTGATCAAGAGGATATAAACACATATGCTCCTTCTGTAACAAATGCTGCAGGCACACAAAGACTACAAGATGGTAGTAGAATTATCGGATCATTAAAAGCCAAAGAAACAATTTTAATATGGACGGATAACGCGTTGTACACTATGAAATTTATAGGAGCACCTTTTACATTTGGTTTTGAACAAGTAGGAACAAACTGTGGATTAATAGGTAAAAACGCTGCAGTTGAAGTAGATGGTGTCGCTTATTGGATGAGTCCTAATGGTTTCTTCTTATATGATGGTACGGTTAAAACACTTCCTTGTTCTGTAGAAGATTATGTTTATGATCAATTAGATATTACAAAAGGTCAACAAGTAAACGCTGGATTAAATAATCTCTTTGGTGAAGTGACTTGGTATTATCCCACTACTTCATCAACATACAACAATCAGTATGTAATATATAATTATGGTGAAAGTAGACAACTACCCATTTGGTACATAGGAACAGAGGCAAGAACAAGTTGGATAGACGGAACTATATATCCAAAACCTTTTGGAACTAAATTTGACTCTACCGCAGAAGGCACTTTTCCTACAATAGTTGGTGTATCTGGATTAGGACAGACTACATTGTTTGAACATGAGATAGGTACAGATCAAATTAATCCTGATGGCACAACTACAACAGTAACATCAAATATAACATCGTTTGATTTTGATTTAGACATAGAGGGCACATCAGGCCAATTCTTTTTATTTATGCGTAGAATACTACCAGACTTTAAAAATCTTGTAGGAGATGCTAAGATAACCATGTCAGTAAAAAGGTTTCCACAACAAACTGATACTGCAACCACATTAAGTCCTTTTACGATTACATCATCAACAAACAAAGTTGATACTAGAACGAGAGGGCGATACGCAAATATTAAAATAGAAAATGATGGTGCTAGTCAATCGTGGAGATTTGGCACACTGACACTAGACTTACAACTGGACGGTAGAAGATAATGTCAATCAGAAATACTAAACAGGCAAAAAGATTAATAGAAGCAATGGCACCTGAGGGTGAGTTTCTTGCTTTTATAAATGAAAGAGAAGCACAGATGTTAAGAGATGCTGGTGGCTCTGGTATCATGACTCTTGCAGGTATTCCAAGCTTTGTTGAATACGGCGATATTTCTGGAGCCACTGCATCTCAAGATCAAGTAGATAGTTTTAGTGGAGGAGATGATAGTTCAAACATAGTTGATGAAGTAGCACTAACTAGAGGACCTACAATCACTATTGGAGATGATCAAGAAGATGACAACGCTATAATGATGCAAGCTTTGGGTATACCACCAGGAATAACTTATAGTGGAACAGATAATTTTGTAAATACTGGTCGTGTTCCGTCTATAAAAAATATAGGAATAAATGCTGCTCTCTATCAACTAGCTACAAAAAATCCTAAAGCTTTTGCTGCGTTACAAGCAGGTAAAAGTTTAAAAGATGTTTATGATGCTTTTAAAAATCCTGATCTTGGTTTGAATTTATCAAGAGCGGAGAAATCAGAATTAGCAGTGTTAGAAGGTAAAAAAACTGATGCAGATGCTTTAGGCATGAAGTTCACTGAAAAGGATCAACAAAGACTAGATGAATTAAAACAAAAAGAGGCAGAGGAGAAAAAGTAATGGCAAAGATAGTAGTCAGATTACCAGAACCAAAACCAGAGTATGATATCTCCAACCAAAAACAAATCAACAGAGCTTTAACTACAGTTGTAGAACAACTTAATTCAACGTTCTTAGAAACAGAAAAAGAGGAGCAACAAAGATTTAATTTCTTTTTATCGTAATGGCAAATGTTTATAAAAATATACAAGCAACAATTAGTTCAGCTGGGTCAGATGTAAGTATGTATACTTC